CCCGACAACAACCACCCCCCACCCCCACCATGACAGCAAGCCGCACAGGAACCACCAGCCACAAGCGCTGGCGCGAAGCAGTCCTCAAACGCGACCAAGCCGCCGGACAAACAACCTGCCCAACCTGCGGCGTAACACTCGCATGGGGCACCACCTTGCAACCAGACAGCCCCGAACCCGACCACATCACACCATGGTCACTCGGCGGCACGAACACGCTCGACAACGGACGCACAATCTGCAGGCGATGCAACCAACGACGCGGAAACGGGCGCAACAACACGCCAAAACGCCGCCAAACAGGCACAACAACAACCCTCGTAGCCTGGTAATGTGACGGGGGTAACCCCCTCCCCCCACCTACGATGAGCCCCCCAAGGCCAAGCGAAATTCACACACAGAAAGGAGCACCATGGCCCCCACCCCGACGCACTGCCGCGAGTGCGGAGCCGAACTCGATCAGCCCGCACGCGGACGCAAGAAGACCTACTGCTCCCAGGTGTGTCGCGACCACGCAAAAAACAAGCGGTACATGAAGACTCACCGGGATGAGGTCAACCGCGTCCGCCGTCTGAAGTACCAGGCGGAGCGGGAACCGGACAACAGCCCGGAGGTCATCGAGGCGCATTCTGAGTGGCGGTCGGCACCCGTCGATAACCGTCAGCAAGAATTAGAATGGCTGGCGGGGGTCCTGAAAGCATCCATTGAGGATGCCCCGCCGGACCGACGAGGCCCGCTAGCAAGCCAATTCCGAGCCACCCTCGCAGAGCTGAACGCCATCACTGAACAAGCCCGTAAGAAGGAAACAGTAAATGACCCGTTCGACGAACTCGCAGCACGTCGCGCTGCTAGGGGAGGCCCCGCCGCGCGTCCTCGTCCGCCCCGAGGGCGAGCAATCTAACGGGTGGGAAGACGTCACCGACCTATCCGCCATGCTGGGCGTCACGCTCCTACCATGGCAGGAACTTGTGCTCGAAGCCGCAATGGGCGAACAGGCTAACGGCACGTGGGCGGCGAAACGCGTCGGCGTGTCCGTGCCCCGTCAGAACGGCAAGAGCCAGCTCCTCGTCGCACGGGCGCTCGCGGGCGCGTTGATCTTCGGGGAGCGCCTGATCGTCGTATCCGCCCACCAGCAGGATACGGCGCGCGAAACGTTTGAGAAGCTTCTGGAGATCGTCGAGGCCGACGAGAACCAGGGGCTTCGTGATCGCCTGGCAAAGAATGGCGTCATGAATGCGTTCGGGCGTGAGTCGGTTAAGTTCAGGAATGGCGCGAAGATCAAGTTCAAGGCCCGCTCCGGCGCGGGCGGAAAAGGCTTCAGCTCTGACTGCCTCCTCCTCGATGAGGCGCAGATCCTTGGGTCCCGTGCGTGGACGTCGATCAACTCGACCATGTCGGCGCGCGCTAACCCGCAGGTGTGGCTCCTCGGCACGCCCCCGCAGGACGAGGACGACTGCTACACCTTCGACATGGTGCGGAAGGCTGCCATGTCGGGGAAGTCCACGGCGTCGGCGTGGGTCGAATGGGGCGCGGATCCCGACGCGGATGATTTCGACCCGGCGTCGGAGCTGACCAGGTGGCAGGCCAACCCCTCATGGAACAGCCTCATCAATCACGAGGTCGTGCAGGGTGAATACGAAACGTACAGCCCGGAGCGCTTCGCTCAGGACCGGCTCGGCATCTGGCGTCAGGACGCTGGCGCGAAACGCCTCATCACGCCCGCCCAGTGGTCGGACACTGCGACGTCGACGCCGCCGGATGAGTCTGAGGGCGTGCGCACCATTGGCGTGTCTTTCACGGCGGATGGGCTGCGGCAGGCCGTGGCGGGCGCGGTCAAAACTGCGGATGGTGGTCACGTGGAGCTGATCGGCGCGTACTCGGGCCGCGCTGACGTCGGTGTCGCCCAGCTCGCTGATTGGATCGCAGAGCGCCGTCATCGGATCGCGGAGATCGCGATTCTTGGGCGAGCCGGGTCGGGCGTGCTGTTCGAGGCGCTGCGTGAGCGCGGCGTCCCCAAGCAAATGATTCATATCATGAGCACGGGCGAGTACTTCGGCGCGACATCGATGTTCCTGGATGCGGTGCGTGAAAAGCACCTGACGCACCCGAAGGGTGAGCGTGATGACGTCCTGAACCGGGCGGTCGCTACGTGTGATAAGCGGATGCGCGGCCAAGATGGGGCTTGGGGGTGGGCGGCCACCGTCGAAGACGGCGACCCGTCCCCGCTCGATGCTGTATCGGCGGCGTACTGGATGGCGCGCACAACGCGACGCCGCCCCCGCGCGCTCCGCGGTGGGAGCACTCAGGGGCGGCGCGGCGTCGTCGTGGTCTAGCTAGTAACGCAGATCGAAGACCGCGTTGTGGATCACCCTGTACAGGGGATAGGTGATGTGGTGCGCGTACTCTGGGAACTGCTCCTTGTACTCAGCTTCGGTGAGCGCGTAGTTCGGCATGAACGCGTCGATGAAGCGCGTCATGTCCCGGCGCTTCGCTTCGGCGACGTCCAGGAACTCGTCAAACTCATCGTCGTTCATGGTCTCTTTGTCGCGCTCCCAGCGGGACACGGTGCACTGCGGAGCGCCGCAGACGCGCTCACCGAATTCCTTCTGCGTCATCAGAAGATCGCCGCGCCTGGCGGCGTTGCTGATCATGGGTGGTACCTCCTACTTGACTATATGCATGATTATATGCACATGTGGTATGTGTGCTCAAACGTTGAATTCACGCGGCAAACCCGTATACACCACCCGGGCGCGTGTACCATAAGAGCCAAAAGACAACCAAACGGAAAGAGCTGACATGCCCGCGCCCATGATCGCCGGTCTCACCAACGCAGAACAGGCCGTCTTCGCAGCGCTGTGGAAGCGCATCGAAACCAAGTCCACCAAAAACGAGTTGCTCAACGCCTACTACGACGGGCACAGGGTCTTCGAGGATCTCGGGATCAGCGTGCCACCGCAAATGGCGCGCGTCCGCGCCGCCCTCGGCTGGCCAGCCAAGGCCGTGTCCACCCTCGCACGCAAGCACGTCTTCGAGGGCTACTCCCTCGACGGGAAGCTAGATCCCTTCGACGTCACTGAACTCCTGGTCCGGAACTCGTTCGACGTCGAACTCATGCAGGCCATCCAGTCAGCCTACAAGCATAGCTGCGCTTTCATCGTCGTCGGTGCTGGCGACACGTCGGCGGGCGAACCGCCCGTCATCATCCAGGCCCGGGACGCGCGTTGGACGTCTGTCCAGTGGGACACGCGCCGCCGGTGCGTCACCGCCGGGCTGGCGATCAACGGCGTGGGCACGCCTGACACGGACGGGTGGGATACGGACACGATCAGGCGTCTGGTCGCTCCGTCAGACGCGACGCTGTTCCTTCCCGGTGAGACGATCCGCCTGACTAAGGGGCCGCGCGGCGCGTGGCAGGTGCAGCGCCTTCCCAACCCCGCCGGACGCGTCCTCATTGAGTTGTTGGCGTATGATCCGCAGATCAGCCGTCCCTTCGGGCGCTCGCGCATCAGCCGCGAAGTGCGGTATCTGACCGACTGTGCGATCCGCACGATGGTTCGTACAGAAGCGTCCGCCGAGTTTTTCTCATCCCCGCAGCGATACGTCCTCGGCGCGGACGAAGACGCCTTCACGGGCATCGACCGGTGGTCTGCGATCACGGGCCGTATCCTCGCCCTATCCCCGAACGAAAACGGCGACGTCCCGTCCGTCGGACAGTTTTCGCAACTGTCGATGGAGCCACACCTGTCCATGTATCGCCAGCTCGCACAGAATCTGTGCTCGGCGACGAACATGCCGACCTCATCCGTCGGCATCTTCGCGGATAATCCCGCGTCCGCCGAAGCCATGCAGGCCGCCGAATACGCCCTATCGGACGAAGCGGAGTACCAGTGGCGCGTGTTCACGCCTGCGCTCCGCCGCATCATCGAAGACGTCGTCATGGTCCGTGACCACCTGGTAACCGCTCCCGACGAGTCCTGGAAGCTCGCCGTCAACTGGACCCCCGCACGCTACGTGTCACCGCAAGCCTCCTCGGACTTCATCGTCAAGATCGCGCAGGCCATGCCCGACGTCGCAACCACAACAGTCGGCATGCGCCGCGCAGGATTCACCCAGCAAGAGATCGACCAGATGCAAGCAGAGACCAGGCGCGCGGGCGCGGCGTCGATCCTTGACCGCCTGGACAAGCTCGCCGGAAACACGGTCGCGTGATGGTCACCCGCAGCTCCCTCACCCGCTACTCAAAGAGCATCGACCAGGCGGTCGAAGCAGCCCGCGCCGACCTCACCGCATTCTGGGACACACTCCCCCTCGACAACCCCGCCACGTGCCGTGACATGCTCACAGACTTCGTGCCACGCCTCGCCGCCCAATACGGCGACGTCGCCGCGCTCGCGGCTACCGAGTGGTATGACAGCGAGCGCGACGCGGCTGGCATCCGGTCAGAGTTCAACGCGACTCCGGGACCGTCTGCGCTCCCCGTCCAGGTCGAAGCGAGCGTGCGCGCGTCCGCTGACCACCTGTGGTCTGACCAGCAGGAAAAGATGCTGGCAGACCTGAACGGCGGCCTGCAGATGTGGATCAAGGATGCTGGCAGGAACACGATCCTGCGCAACGCTAGGCGTGATCCGTCTAACCCGAGGTGGGCGCGTGTCCCACGAGGCGCGAAAACCTGCGCTTTCTGTACGATGCTCGCTTCACGCGGCTGGGTGTACGCGTCTGAGAAGACAGCTGGCGGCGCTGGCAATCGCTTTCACCACGACTGTGATTGCGAGATCGTCCCCGCGTTCGGGGACGCGGACCCCAAGATTGACGGTTATGATCCTGACCACCTGTTAGAGTTGTATAATGATGCGCGAAGCGCTGCACTTGAGAGCGGTGACAATCCATCGGATTTGAACGTTCTCATGCGGCATGCTAGGCGTGCGACGCCTAGCGCTTACGCGGACGGCGTGAAACCCCGCCCGCAAACTACCTGACAGCTGGGGTTCAGCTGGCCGATGGGACGACGGTCCCCTATAAACGGAAGGCATACCATGAGTGACGAAACCAACACCAACGCGACACCCGCGCCCGACGCGGGCGACACCAAGGGCGCGACGCAGGACCAGGCCCCCAAGTCTGACCAGGCGTTCACGCCGATCACCAGTCAGGAGGCGTTGGACGCGATCATTACGAAGCGCGTCGAACGCGAGCGCCGCAAGTTCGCGGACTACGACACGATCACCGCGAAGATCGGCACGCTCGAAACTGACCTGGCGGCAGCCACCGCGAAGGTCGAGTCCTACGAACGTGAGGCCGCGCACGCGGCACTCGTTCGTGAGGTCGCGAAGGAAACCGGCGTCCCCGCAGACCTCCTGCGCGGATCAACCCGTGAGGAGATGGTCACTCACGGCAAGGCGCTGGCGGAGTTCCTGACCGCACGGTCAACGACCCCCGTCATCCCCAACCTCGGGGCCGCCCCCGAGACCAAGACCTCAACCGAACAGGCGTTCGTCAAGATGCTGTTCGGCAACTGACACCTACTGAAAGGGTAGAAAATGGCCGTATTCGGCACGGGGCAGGCCGCCCCTCTGATGCCCCGCGAAATCGCGGACGGCATTGTAAAGAAGACGCTCAGCACCTCCACGGTCGCGAAGCTGTCCGCCCAGGAGCCGATGCGCTTCGGGAAGACAGACATTGTCACCTTTAACGACCTGCCCAGGGCGCAGTTCGTTGAAGAGGGTGGCGACAAGGAATCCACCACGGGCGGGTTCTCTTCCGTCACTGCGACGCCTCACAAGGCGCAGGTGACCATGCGGTTCAATCAGGAGGTCCAGTGGGCCGACGAAGAGTATCAGCTTGGTATTCTTCGGACGCTCGCTGAGGCCGGAGCGGACGCACTTTCCCGCGCGTTGGACTTCGGTGTGTACCACCGAATCAGCCCGCTCACTGGCCAGGCGGTTACCGCCTGGACAAATTACATCAACGCGACGACAAAGCGCGTTGAACTCGGCAATGGCGGCTCTGACCCGGACGCGGATTTCCGCGTTGCCGCCGGTCTCATCATCAACGATCTCAACTCTGGCGTGCAGGTGACCGGCGCTGCCTTGGACCCCAAGTTTACTTGGGCTTTGTCCAACCTGATGGTCAAGGATGGGTCTGGCGTGACGTCCACGCCTCGTTACCCGCAGCTCGGCCTCGGCACCGACGTGACGTCCTTCATGAGCGTCCCCGTCGCCGTGGGATCCACCGTGTCCGGCCTTCCCGAAGCCACGGACACCAAGGTCCGCGCCATTGTCGGTGACTTCGTCAATGGCATCCGTTGGGGTGTCCAGAAGGAGCTGCCCGTCGAAATGATCACCGCTGGTGATCCCGACGGTCAGGGAGATTTGAAGCGCAAGAACCAGATTGCGCTTCGCCTCGAGGTTGTCTACGGGTGGTATGTCTTCCCGGATCGTTTCGCGGTTATCGCTGAAAAGTGACCGCGTGAATAGGGGGGGCGGCTCCGGCCATTAACCTGGTTGGCCGCCCCCCCCTTACCGCATGGTAGGAAAGGAGGCGCAATGACGTTCACACTCGCAACTGCGCAGGATTACGCGGACCGATACGGCCCGCAGGAGGCTGGTGAGGCCGCCATGACGTCGGCGCATCTCGCCCGCGCGTCGCGCATCGTCCGCGATGAGTTCGCGCGCGAAGGCCTGGATATCACCGTCCTTATCCAGGTCGGTCGGCTACAGGCCGACACGGTGGCGGACGTCGTGTGCGACATGGTCGCGTACATGCAGCGCAGCGCCGTCGGCGACGTGCCGTTCGGGGCGACGCAGGTTAGTCAGACGGCTGGCCCGTACACCCAGTCGGCGTCCTACAAGACCCCGACCGGATCACTGAGTTTCACCCGTGTGCACCGCCGACGCCTGGGCCTCCCTGTGTCGCGGGCGTTCAATATTGACCTGTTGGCAGGTCGATCGTGATCCGCGGCGAAACCGTCATCCTGATCCGCCCGGCGGCCCCCGGCGTTGACGCGTTCGGGGATGAGCTGACCGGCTGGCAGCCCGGCGTCTCCGTTGGGAACGTCCTCGTTGCCCCCGCGTCCACGGATGACCTGGCCGGGAGCCTGCGACGCGACGGCGACCGCGACGCACTCACGCTGCATTTCCCGAAGACATTTTCGGGTAGCCTGCGGGGCTGTCGCGTCATCGTGCGTGGCGTCACTTACCGAGTGGTAGGGGACCCGCAGCGGTACACGACTGCCATGACGCCCGGCGCGTGGGACCTCCCTGTCACTGTCGAGCGAACGGAGGGGTGACATGGTGAAGCAGGTCACTACGAAGTTCAAGCTTGATTATGAGGCTATCGGCAAGATGGCCTTTGATGTCGTAGACGAAACTGTGGTGGCCGTCGCCAACCGCGCTGGCCTTGACTTTGATGGAGACATCATCTGGACTGACCGACCTCACGGTGCCGTGTGGGCCACCACATTCGAGGCGCGCCGCCTCAACGCCAAGGAAAACACGCTGATGAAAGCGGCATTCTCACAGTGAAACGCATCATCGATTACATGCGCGCGAATCTGCGCGACGGCGCGGTGCCCATCCATGCGACGGTGCCCCGAAACTACACGGGCGGTCAGCTCGTCACCATCGAACGCACAGGCGGTCGCGCTGACCACCTCATCGACTACGGCGTGTACGCCGTCCAGGCGTGGGCGGATACTCACGCTGACGCCTACCAGCTGGCAAGCGACGTGCGGGACACGCTCATCGACGCACCCGCACACCTCGCCGACCTCGCGTCAACGCAGGTTACCAGCATGTATAATTTCCCTGACCCAGACAGTCGGCAGGCGCGCTACCAGCTGACTGTCGCGGCATCACTCATGATGAAAGGATAGCGATGTCCGCTAATGACTCCTCGCTCGCATCTGTCGCAAAGCCGGTAGCGGCTGGAGCAATCAGCTCCGGCACAACCAAGCTCGCCCTGCCTACCGACCCGGTGTCTAACATTGTCGCCGGGTTTGTCAAGCTCGGCTACGTCTCCGAGGACGGCCTGACCAACGGCCTAGACCAAGATGTTGAAAACATCAAGGCCTGGGGCGGGGACACTATTTTGACCGTTCGGACAAGCCGAACGGAGACCTTCAAGTTCACGTTGGTGCAGTCATTGGACGTGGATGTGCTGAAGGAAGTGTACGGTCAGGATAACGTCACCGGCGACCTGACCACCGGCATTACGGTGAAGCACAATGGCAAGGAACTTCCCCGTCGTGCGTTCGTGATTGATATGCTGATGACGGGTAACGCCGTCAAGCGTATCGTTGTGCCATTCGGTCAGGTTACCAAGGTCGGCGACGTCAAGTACGTGGACGGATCAGCTGTCGGCTACGAAACGACCGTGACCTGTTTCCCCGACGCGCAGGGGAATACCGTGTACGAGTACATCAAGAATGCGGCGGCGTGACCATGGCGAAGAACATCAAGACGGTCGAAATCGACGGGTTGTCTATTGACGTTGACGCCGCTGTTTTCCATGACTATGAGTTCCTGGAAGCACTGTCTGAGGTCACGGACGGCCAGCCCGCAAGCATCGTGCGCCCGTTCCGCATGCTGTTTGCGGGCGACGCCTACCAGGCGGTCAAGGATCACCTGCGCGACGAAGACGGGCGTGTCCCCGTCAAGGCCATGAGCGTGTTCCTCAGCAAGGTTGTCAAGGCGACAGTCCCAAACTCCTAGTGCTCCTGGGGGCGGAGCAGAAAGCCCCCGATGAGCTGGCCGCTGACTTCCTCCGGTTCTACCGGGTGGAAGATTGGCGGCAGCTCAACCCCATGCGAGCAGCTTCCCTTGCGGCGGCTATGATCGGCCAGCCCGAGTCATGGACGCGCAGGAAACTAGACCCGTATTGGGAGTGGTCAATACTGACCAACCAGTGGGGCGTCCTCGCCTCGGACGCCCTTCGGTGGATTCAGTGGTCGAAGACACGCGACGGCCAGCGGAACCAGCGCCCGCCGCAGCCGTTCCCGCGCCCGTGGGAGAGCGAACGTGATTCGTACGTCGCGCTCCCCATCGACGAGCTAGAGGAAGCGCTAGAGGCGATCCGTAGAGCCTGACCAGAAGGAAGGAAAGACATGGCGGGAAACAAGGGCACCGACATCGGAACCGCCTGGATCAACATCGTCCCCTCCTTCCAGGACATGGGCGAAGGCATCGCCAAGGAACTCGGCCTGGTCGACAAGAAGGTCCCGGAACACACCTCTTCGTGGGGCACTGCGATCAAGGAAGGCCTGGGTAGTGCTTTCCAGGCGGTCGGGACTATGGCTGTCGCTGGCCTGGCGGCGGCTGGTGGCTTCATCGCGTCCTACACCGGTGAGGCCCTGGCCGCGTCCGACGCCACGGATAAGTTCAAGTCCACGCTGAATTTCGCGGGCCTCGACTCGAGCGTGATCGATGAGCTGACCGCGTCCACGCAGGCGTACGCGGACAAGACAGTCTATGACCTATCTGACATTCAGATGGTCACGGCGCAGCTTGCCTCAAACGGCGTCGAAGGATACGCGCAGCTCGCGGAGGCCGCCGGTAACCTGAACGCCGTCGCTGGCGGCAACAAAGAGACCTTCAAGTCTGTCGCCATGGTTTTGACGCAGACGGCGGGTGCCGGAAAGCTGACCACTGAGAATTGGCGGCAGTTGACCGACGCGATCCCCGGCGCGGCTGGCCCCCTCAAGCAAGCGCTCCTCGACGCGGGCGCGTACACGGGCGACTTCTCCAAGGCCTTGTCAGACGGTCAGATTTCCGCTGACGAGTTCAACAAGGCGATCATGGACCTCGGCCTTACTGACGTCGCGACGGAGGCGGCCACGTCCACGTCAACGTTTGAGGGTGCGTGGGGCAACCTCGAGGCCGCGATTACCGGCGGCCTTGTCAAGATCATCGAGCCGTTGAAGGGTCCCCTCACCGATGCTCTGAGTGGCATCGCGGATTCCCTCACGCCAGTTTTTGACGCTATCGGCGCGGGGATTGACAGCCTGGTCAACGGCGGGGGGCTTGACGAGTTCACGGGCATGCTCGGCGGAGCCGCCCCCGTCGTGGGCCTCCTGGCCGGTGCGCTCGGTCCCCTGTTGACGCAGCTTCCCCTGATCGGCGGCGGATTCGCGGGTCTGACCGGCCCCATCGGCCTGGCCGTCGGCGCATTCATCGGTGTCCTACAGAACAGCGAGTCCCTGCGTGACGCGCTTGTCAACTTGGGTGCGGCGATCCTCCCCGCCCTCGAACCGCTCGGCGGCGTCTTCGTCCAACTGGTCGAAGCCATTGGCCCGCTGCTCGGTCAGATCGGCGACGGACTGGCCCCCATCATCGCAGCCCTCACACCTATCGTGACGGCGGTCGTTGAGGTGATTGTCCAACTGGTCAGCCAGATGATGGACTCTCTCCTACCCGTCCTGTCGCAGGTCGGCGGCCTGTTCGTGCAGATCGGCACGTACATCGCACCCGTCATTGAGTGGCTGGGCGCGATGCTGATCCCCGCCTTCCAGGCCCTCGGCACAGCCGTCGGCGTTGTCTTCGACAACATCATGACCGTCATCTCAGGCGCGCTGACCTTCATCCAGGGCCTGATCCAGACCGTTGGCGCGCTAATTACTGGCGACTGGTCAGGAGTCTGGACCGGAATCCAGACCATGTTCTCAGGCGTCTGGACAGCGATCCAGGGCATTGTCTCCGCCGTCCTGAACGCAATCGGCGGCATCATCAGCGCTGGCCTGAACCTGATCTCTGGCATCTTTTCTGGCGTCTGGTCAGCCCTCGTCACCCTTGTGTCCAACACATGGAACTCCATCACGAGCGCGATCAGCAGCGGCGTCAACAACGCCGTCTCCTACGTACAGCAGCTGCCGTCCAAGATCAGCAACATTTTCTCCGGTGCTGGAAACTGGCTAGTTTCCGCCGGAAAGTCAATCATTGACGGCTTTATCAACGGTATTAAGTCGGCGTTCGGTGCGGTACAGTCTACGCTCGGATCGCTGACGGACATGCTCCCGTCCTGGAAGGGGCCTGAGGACCTTGACAAGGTGATCCTCAAGGACGCTGGCCGCCTCGTCATCGGCGGCTTCGTGACCGGCATGGAAAGCCAGTACGCGGCGGCACGCGACAGCCTCACGCGCTTCACGGCGTCACTCGCCCCGAGCATGAGCGCCCCTGCAGCACCGACCGGATGGTCAGGAAACGGGGGCCTCCCCGAAACACTGACCCTCCGCATCGGCGAACGCGAATTCACCTCTTACCTGGAAGGTGAGACGGTCCGGACACTCCGACGCGCGTAGAAAGGCACACAATGGCAAACCGAACGTGGGTCGCCACACACACCGGCCTCCCCTCCTTCAGCGTGGACGCCGGGACACGCGTCACCACCGGAGGCCGCACACTATGGCCCGGCAACCAGCCGGGCGTCTTCTCTGACGCGCTCGCGGCCCCCGGCGTGCCCACCACCTACCAGGTGGGAGACAAGACAATCACGCTCACCCGCCGCCCCATCCCCGGCGGCGGAATGCTCCTCACCGGCACCGACGGACGCCCCATCGACGGCCTGACCGCCTGGAACAATCAGGACCCCATCTCATGGAAATCCGGTGCATCCATCATCGATGACCGCCTCACCAGGTGGTCAATGCGCACGCCCCTCCACGACGGCAAAACCCGATGCGTCCTCCCCGCACACGCCGAAGCCGACGCCTGGCGCATACTCAAGACACGCGGACACATCATCATCGCACCCGGCGACGCCACACCCGGAGTCCCCGCACGCCTCGTCACCGTCAACAGCGTGGCCCGCGAGCGCCTCGGCGCTGACGGCACGATCACGCTCACTATCCAGTGGACGGAGGCCGGGCCGCGTGACGTAGAGCGCCTCGGGGGTGGGGCGGTTGCTGTTGTCACGTGGGGTGACTGGCAGGCATGGTCTGACCGGACGGGAAACCGGCAGGATCAGAGTGAGGTTACTCTTGCGCGGTTGATTGCGGGGATGCCCTCATGAGGCCGGGTCCTAGTCTCGTGGCCCTGTCCGGGCCTGTCTCTGTCGGTGTCCGAGTGGACGTGTATCACGGCGGCGCGTGTATCGCGTCGGATATCCCAGCGTGGGACGTGAAGGTCGAGTCAACGTTGAAGCGGGTGGTCCCGTCGAAGCTGACCATGCGGGTAGACCCGAGTATGGTGCCCACCGCGCCCGGTGACCCGCTCAATAACTACGGTCAGAGGCTGCACGTGACGGCGCTCGTTGACGTTGATGGGGAGACGGTGCGTGTCCCCTACGGGTGGTACGTCCTGACCGACTGGGAAGAACGCTCAGGCGGGCTGGACGTGACTGGCATGGACCTGGTCCAGACAATCGTTGATGACCAGGCGGTCTGGCCGTCGTCACCGCCAGCCGGTGCGACGCTCGCGTCTGAGCTGCAGCGCATCGTGACGTCAAGCGCACCCTATGGTCAGACACTCCCCGTCATCCTCGATGCGCCCGACCGTGCGGTCAGCACAAGCTTCCAATGGGGCGTCAAGAAGGCCGACAATCTGCAGGACCTGTGCGACGCGTACGGTCTCATGTACGGTGTCAAGCCTGACGGGTGCCTACACGTATGGGCCATCGATTACGGCGGTGACCCGGTGGAGGTCTACACGGGCGCTGACCTCCTAGTCGGAGCCGTCCGGACCGCCCGCGAGCGCACCCCGAACCGGTGGATCGTCCAAGGATCCTCACAGGGGAGTTCGTCGACGAAGTGGACGGCTGTCCGTGAGAACTTCACGGGCATCTATTCGCCTAACCTTTACGGGATTGTGACCGAGCGGAAAGAGTTCAACTCTGCGACCAGCGCGGACGCCGTAGAAAAGGCCGCGACGTCGTACATGCGCAAGGCGCTCGCGGCTCATGGGGCGCGGTCTGTGCAGATCGCTGCGGACCCGCGCCTAGAGGTCGGCGACCTGATCCTCGTGGTGATCGATCATGAGGATGGGACGATCGAGCGCGTCAGGGGCCGCGTGCAGGCCATGTCGATCACCCTCGATGACCCCGGGCACGTCATGAGAGTCGATATGATAGAGGAATCATGGATCTGAACCTATCCCCCTTCCTGGACCTCGTGCCTGACGGTGCGGCGGTCGCCGATCAGCTCGCCGCGCCTGACACCACTCTGACCGGGTGTGTAACTGGCATCGTGGACGCCGGTCAGGGTCTCGTGTCTGTCGCTATAGATGGGGCCGACGGGGCGCATGTGGTCGCACGCGCGGACGCCGGTCTGACCTACGTCGGGGCACGCGTGACACTCCCGCGTGACTCGACGGGCCGCGTCGCGTCGGTCAGTGCGCCCACCGGGGCCGTGCCCGCTGGTGTGACGGTCGTGCCGGTTGGTGAGACGGGGCGTCAGATCATGGACGCGCACAAGCGCGTCGGGATGCTTGACTCTCAGCTTGCTGAGGCTCGCGCGGATCTTGCGGCGTCGAAGGCGGAAGTTGACCGAGCGGTCAAGGCCGCACAGGACGGCGTGAAGACGGCACAGGACGCCGCCGACGCCGCCGCAGCCAACGCCCGCGACGCCCTGGACAAGGCACGGAAGGCCGCCGCTGACGCGTCCGCTGCGCTCGCGGGGGGCGGTGGCGGGCATGCGACGCCGAACGGCGCGGTCACGGTCGCTACCAGTGATCCCGCGCCTGATGACGCGACGGGTAAGTTTGAGGGGGCGCTGTGGGAGGTCCGTGACGGTGGGACGATGGTGCGCCGGTGGGTCCTCACGTCGGGTACATGGACGCGTGTCGGTGTGGGAGCGGACTACATTGGTGCGAAGGCGGTCGGGCGTGCGCAGATCGGTGACCTGGCCGTCGGTACGGCGCAGATCGCTGACGCTGCTGTCACCAATGCGAAGGTCTCTGACCTGTCGGTCGATAAGCTCACGGTGGCGGGTGGCGCGACGTTCAACAGTGCCGTCATTGACACGCTCATCGCCGACCGGGCTTTCCTCGGGAAGGTTGCGGCGACGGCGGTCACGGTGATGTCGGATAACCTCATGCCCGACCCGTATTTCGACCATGCGGAAAGCGGCATGTGGGAGCCCGGCAGTGACGGTAGGTTCACGTCCCCGCCGTCTCAGTATCTCGGTCACGCGCGCGCGTCGACCGTCCTCGCCAAGCCCGTCGGGGCATCCAATTTCACGGCGGTAGGCCCGACCCTGACCGCGGGGAACCGTGTCCCCTGCAAGCCCGGTGACGTGCTCGTCGCGTCTGCCACGTGGTACACGCTCATGCCGATGGGGAGCGCCGGCGGAGCAGGATTCGGTACGATGGTCGCTTTCTACGCGGAAGACGGGTCACGCGTCGGCATGCGCTTGTGCGGGTCTACCGTGCCCTCGGCTAACCATCCGGTCAGCCGGTGGTTCACGGTCGGCGGTGACGGCCAGGTGACGGTCCCTGACGGGTCGGTCAGCATGAGCATTGAGCCTTCCTTCATGGCCGCGAAGGGCGCGACTGTGAGCGCTCCCATGTATGTCGGGCATGTGGACGTCCACAAGGCCGTCGGCGCTGTGGACATCCGGGACGGGGCGATCACAGCGGGGAAGATCGCCGCCGGGTCCGTCGACGCCACCAAGATCAACGCACAGTCTGTCGCCGCCGAGACCGGTAAGTTCATGAGGATCACGACTGACCAGCTGGTAGCAGGGACCGCGAAGATCGGCGGGGACCTGATCGCCGACAGGATTACCGGTAAGACCATCGTGGCCGGGTCCGGGGCGAATGCGGTCACGCTCGGCCCCGACAAACTGACCGTCAGCAAAAACGGGCAGCCATACATTTTGCTTGACCCCGCTCAGCCCTACGGCATGGCGATCAAGTCCCCGACGTCTAACACGATGCTCTCCCTTGCATCGATCATTTTCGGCGCGAACGGTTACGCGTGGTCGGGCACCTGGCCGCCGGACTCGTACGGGTATTCGGCGACGAATTTCAAGGTCCCGGCATCGTCGTCTGGCCGCGCCATGATCATTGTCGTGACCGGGTACGATATGGGTGCCCAGTCCCCCGCTAACCGGTGGGGAGATATTCAGGTCAACGGAACCAGAATCTACGAGACCGCAAACCAGTACTCCTACAACGGGTGGGATTCTGGGCAGCTTGTCATGATGACCATGGCAACCGGCCAGCCCACCACCGGAGAGTGGGCGATCCGAACCAACCTGTGGTTCGGGGTCGACTCGACCAGCGGTTTTACCAGATGGTCACAGCGCGACATTTCAGCGCTCGTGATCCCCGTCTAAAAAGGAGAGGTAAATGTCACACCAGCACCCGAAGGGTCCGATTGTCCCGGATGCGGGGGACCGCATCATCGAGTCCATCGACAAGATGATCTCCACCTCCGGCCTGGTCCGGGCGGTCGCCACGACAGACGAAGCCCGCAACATTGTCAAGGCGGCACAGGCGGCGGGGAATGGTCCCACGGCGGGCAATCCCATGTATTTCCTGGTGCACAATCTGCTCTTGTCTAGTGCGGGTGAGACCGCGGGCGGCCTGCCCGTGCTCCGACCGTCCATGACAGTGGATTTCGCCACAGCCAACAGCACGGTCTCCGGCGTGGTGGAGCTGAACGCGGGCGACTACAAGAAGCTGTGTGACGCGCGTATCGAAGCGCGCCCTTACCAGCGGGTCGCTTTTGCTATCGGATCCCTGTGGGGCGTCAACGCGACGGCCCAGCAGTACACGGACCTCGAGGTGTGGATGAACGGCATCAAGGGCCGCAGCCGTCTCGGATCGTGGGATGATTCGACGTCGGCGCATTGCCTCGGCGTGATCCCCGCGAACACCGTCCCCGACTGCTCCATGTGGCTCCTCGGAGCCGGAGCGAATGGGACGAAGGTCACCGTGTCTGCGGATGACTGGTCCAAGCTGTCAGTTCTCGCTTTCCCTTGTCCGGCACTGTAAGCCGGGTGTGGGCTGCGTAGAATGTAAAGACCAGCATCCCCCTACTTCATGTGAGGAAAATCATGACAGCAAAGATCAAGGGCACGGTGGTCACGCCGGACCAGAAGCCCGTCCGCGTGACCGTCCACGCCGCCCCCGTCCCCGAGCCTGCGGCCCCCGGCGGCGGAACTGTCATCATCGCCGGTGACATCGCCGTCGACCAGACGTCCCCCATCGACGTCGACGTCCTCCCCGGCACGTACAGGCTCACCGTGTACGCGCCAACCAGGATGCTGACCGCACGGTCAGTCGCACTGAAGGACGGGGACACCCTCGACCTGGCATCCATCCTCGAGGCAGCGCCCGACCCGGCTGGCCAGGCCCCCGGCGTCGCACTGATCGACGGAGACGGCAAGATCATCGCCTGCGCAAACATCCAGGTCGTGCACTCCCGCGAAGAAGCCGACGCCCTCCCCGACGGCACCGTGTACGTCCTGGCCGCGAGCGCACCCGCCCCCGCGCCTGTGCCGGTGACGCCGGATCACGGTGGCACGCCGCAGCCCCCGGCCCCGGCTGGCGTGCAGCTTGTCGACCACGCGGCAGGCAGTGTCACGGGCGATACGATCACGGTCATGCTGAACGGCCAGGCGGGTGATCGCGCCGTGGTCGCGATCAATACGAAGGCCATTTCTGACCAGTCGTTCACATGGCCGCCCGACTGGACTGTCCTGGTGGACCCCTACTGGGTGGGAACCGAGCAGTTCACGATCGCGGCGGGGCCGTGGTCGCAGACCATCGATGTCAAGACCGCGAAGCCCGTGGAGGCGGGCTGGGCTGGGTTCGCGGTGCGTGGCGGCGGCGCGCCCACGGTCGGCGCTGTCAAGGACAGGACCAAGGACCCGAAGGAAACAACGACTGTCACCGCGCCCGCAGTCGACGGCGCTGCGGGTCTGGTGCTGGCGTTCGGTTTCGAGCGATCGGCAGCCGCGGAGGCCCGCGACCAGAACACGGTTTCGACCGGCTGGGAAATCGTCGACTTCGCGACCCAGGATGGCGCGAACTACCAGACGGTCCTGCTTGCCAAGTGGTCGGGTTCTGGCGCACCGACGGCCATGGTCGCGACCTACCCGAACGCGCAGGCCACGAACGGCGCTGGCGTGCAGGTGGTGATCCCGAATGCCTGACCTGCGTGTGCATGTGCGCCGCCGTAATGGCGGTGACGAGGCGGGCGGCCTGTACCTGCGCCGCCGGGCGGGTGGGGACGTCGCGCTTGCGGTCAAGGGCGTCACGGTGGCTCCTGAGCCTGTGCCTCCCGTGGTGGATCGTGACCATGTGGCAGAATTCCTCGCGGCCACGCCCTTCTACGTGGCGCACAGGTTGGGCGGCACCGAGTATCCGGAGTTCACGCGCCGGGGCCTGGACGCGTCCCTGGCCGCTGGCTTCAAGGCCCTCGAGCTGTCTGTCCGCCGGTGCTCAACCGGGGAGTTTGTGCTGATCCACGATTGGGTGACCACACGTACGGTGCCGGGCACGGACTATCAGATCTGGAACACTCCCTGGTCTACGCTCGCGGGCCTGCAGCAGGCGTCTGGCGGATTCCTGAGACTGACCGACGTCATGGATTCCGTGCCCTCTGACGTCGTGCTCGCCGTTGACCACAAGGTTACAAGTGACAAGCAGACGTCCAGCTCCGGTGACATGGATTCTGAGGCCGCGTTGTTCGCGCTCCTCGAAGAGCGCCTCGGCGCGCAGGCCCAGAAGCGCGTCATCATCAAGCATTTCATCCAGGGCGGCGTCGCAGCACGCGCCAAGGCCAAGGGCTACCGGACCATGTGCATGATGTACCCGAACGAGGTCGCGGGCGCGCCCCTGACCGACTGGGATGTTTTGGGCATGGAATGGAACGCCCCTGACGACGTGTGGGCGACGCTGCGCGCCACAGGGAAGCCCCTGATCGCACACATCATCACCACCCAAGCACAGGCCACGCGCGCCCGCGAGCGCGGCGCGACCGGCCTCATGTCATCCGTCCCCTCCCAGGTTCACCCGTAACCGCAGGTAGGGGCGGTAGAATGTGACCACCTGATAGAGAAAGGAAAAGGCAATGCCTGAAGAGCCTTACCCCGTGGAAGACATTCCGGACACCGGCAATACGTCGCCTGCCGACGTCGCCCCCATCAGGGAGGTGAAGTATGACGGCTAAGGCGTATGACGTCCTGCGCGTCGCCGCAGGTGAGATCGGCTATAGCCGCTGGGACGATCCTGAGGAGGGCACGAAGTATGGGCGCTGGTACGCTGAAAAGCATGGCGCATATTTCGGCTCGTCCGGCGTGCCGTTCTGTGCGATGGGCGTGTCTTGGGCGCTCGATCAGGTCGGCATGGAGCCGCCCGGCGGTGCGTTCGCGTACGTGCCCGCCGGTATCAACGCGGCTAGGTCGGCTAAGCGCCTCCTCGCAGACGTCGAGGACGCCCAGGCGGGTGACCTCGTGTGTTTCGACTGGGACGACGACGGCATTTCTGACCACGTGGGAATCGTCGAAGCGAACTTCGGCGATTACCTGCAGACCATCGAATTCAACACCGCGCCCGGCTCCGGCGGGTCTCAGGGTAACGGCGGCGGCGTGTACCGCCGCACCCGAGACTGGGACAGCGTCACAGCCGTGATCCGCCCGGACTATGACCAGTCGGCAAGCACCGTCGGCGAGATCACTGAGGACGGCTATTGGGGTCCGCGCACGACGGCGGCCCTGCAGGAGGTCCTCGGCACGCCCATCGATGGTGTCGTGTCTTCCCAGGAGGTCGAAAACCGGCCCCTCATGCCCGCCTGCACTGACGGGTGGGAGTGGGAGACCGACCCTGACGGGTCCGCCGTGATCGCCGCCATGCAGACGCGCCTCGGCGTCCCCAGTGACGGGATCATGGGACCCGCAACGATCAACGCGCTTTCCGCGCGGTACGAAATCGAGGGGGACGGCGCCCTGTCTGACCCCTCGCTCACTGTCGCGGCCCTACAGGCCGCCCTCAACAACGGAGGCTTCTAATGACGACCCTCACTACGGCTGCGCTGATCGGCGCGCTCACGCCCTTACTGACCGCCGCGATCACCCGATCCCACTGGTCTGCCCAGACCAAGCGGTATGTTTTCATCGCCGCGTCCCTCACCCTGACGCTCATCGCGTGGGGAATCACTCGATTCCCTGACGCCGGGAGCGTCATCCTCACGGAGGCTGCGGGCGTGATCGCCGCCGGACAGATCGTCTACACCGCCCTGAAGCCCACCGGCCTGATCGACTGGTTGGAGGAGGCGACCACGCCGACGACCCGTGAGGCCGCTGATCAGTGATCGTGATCGGCGCAACTCATCCTCTGGTGGCCGTCATGGCCACACCCGAAGTCGTGGCCGCGCTCGCGGCGCTTGGGATCGCGATCTGCGGTGTGGTCACGATGCAGCTCAAAGCGCTCTCGGCGCGGCTCAAAAACCGGATCGACGCGGTACATGAGACCGCCGAGGCCGCTAGGGAGCAGGTGACGAATCACCACGGCACCAACCTCCGTGATGATTTGGACCAGCTGTCGCGGCAGCTCCGTGAGGGGATGACGGCGATTCAGGCGTCTCAGAATCGCGCGGATGCTCGTGCTGAGCGTGAGCATGATGAGCGCGTGGCCGAGGTGCGGATGCTGCGTGAGGAGATGGGGCGGATCCGTGAGGACCTGTCCGCGCAGCGCGCGGCCCTGGATGATTGTCCCCGGCACTGACCGCAAAAAGGAGGAGGCCCCCTACCGATCATGGTGGGGGGCCTTCCCTTTGTTTGTCACGCCGTGTGGGCTAGGATCAGCTCACCGTACTCTTGCGGGCGCACATGGGCGAGCACCGTCGCGATCTGCGATTTTGTAGCGTCCAGGCAGGTGATCCCGTGGTTGGTGGCCAGATTCCACAGCTCGTACTCTGAGATGTCCGGTGGTACTGTGGCGCGGCGGCTAGCAGATCGGATCACGAAGCCTGCCTGCGTGATCTCCCTCATATCAGACGGTTTGTGGGTGAGGAGCTTCCTGGCCAGATCGTGTGTCTCGCTGGATTGGGTGCCGTCGATCCATGCGGACAGATCCTCCAGGCATTCGTTTTTAGTGAGGATCGCCACTTCGCCGGTGCTGGTGTTTATGGCCCAGTAGACGATTGACGGGCGTCCACGCCTGGTGTCGCGCTCATCTATCCACCGCTTGACGGTGGCCTCGGTCCATCCGCTCGTCGTGGCGCGCCCGGCCTCCTCGATGACGATGTCCGGCGCGGGGAGGATGCCCTTGCGTCGGTAGGTTGTTATCGTGTTTTTCGTCAGCCCGGCGAGGGTGGCGAATTTCGCTATCCCAATGTATCGGTTGGTCATTTTTCTCCTGTATGGTAGTGACCCCCTGCGTGGTGGCCGGTGGTTGGTCAGATGAGGTCCTGTGCGGCTTCGCGGACGGCTTCGAAGGGCTGGCCACTGTAGAACATGTCGGCCAGCTCACCGACCGCGTCGAAGAAGCGGGTTTCGGTGGCCTCGTCGGCCCAGCGGGCGGCGGTGGGGAGAACCAGGACCTCGCCCTGATCGGCGTCCAGGGGCGCGTCCTCGGACTCGGTGCCCTCAAGGAGGATCAGGCCGGGGTCGTTGGCCTGCAGGGCCGAGCACGCCACGTAGGCGGCCAGGTCGGCCAGGGAGACGCAGGCGCTGATGCCGTGGCGAACCGCGTCCGTCTCTTCCAGGGAGAGGTCCCATGAGTATGAGTACTGCTGTTCGGGGTCCATCAGGGCGTCGATGCTGCGGTTCTTGTCCTGGAAGCGGTAGGCCTTCATGATCTCGGTCCTTTCGGTCTGTCGGTTGGGCTTGTCCCTCCCGATGACACTAGTATACGCACCTGTGTATATTTAATGCAAGAGGTGAGGGAGAGACGCGCACCACACGTTTTCGCACCTGCCACCTCACTGCCAGCGCGGTATACTGAGCGTGTCATCTCCTGCACGGTACGCCAGTGCCCCCCACCCGGAAAGCCCAGGTGGGGGGCACTGGTATTATCAGTCGGTCAGCATCCGCACATGATGACATCCACGTCGACGCTGACATCATCACGCCTGTAGATAACCGTGCACAGGGCAGCGATCCAGTGCGGGGCGCCTCCTTCGCGCGGCTCGGTGATTGCGGCCACGTTCCTCATGTTGTGCGCGAAGATCTGTGCGTCGAAGCTCGCGGCGAAATACTCGCGTTCCTCCGGCGTCAGGCCAGCGACGAGGTTGGCGAGGTAGTCGCCGGACAGCTCCTCATATGGGAGCGTTGCCTTGATTTTCTGAGCGTGCTTCCCCATGAATGCCGAGAGGCAGGCCATGAGCATGTTGTCAGCGTAGGCGGCGGGGATCTTTCCGATGTTTTCGGTCATTTTCCAGTTTCTCTCTGTGATGGTGTTGGGGTGGTGGCCCCACCGTCGGGGCAGGGCCACCACGGGGTTATCAGGCGAGGTCCCCGAGGATTTCGGCGGCCTCAGCGATGTCAATGCCAGCATCTGCGGCAATCACGATGGTGGACACTCCCATGAAGGAGGCTGCGATCAGCGCGGCCTCAAAGATATCGTCATCGCACGCGTACTCGGTCAGCTCCCCCTCATCGGCGACGACTTCGATGATCGCGTTCGTGGGGGTGAGCATCATGGCAGCCATGTCCGTGTCGGACATTTCGCCGTACTTGACAGTGAGGCGGTCCTCCATCTCGGAGACGGCGGCGGTAATGGCGCTGATCTGCTCTTCCGTGAAGTTGTCGGCGGCGGCGCCAAGGAGGTCCATGATGTCAGCGGTCTGGGTGGTCATTGTTCGGTCCTTTCGGTCTGTCGGTTGGGCTTGTCCCTCCCGATGACACTAGTATACGCACCTGTGTATATTTAATGCAAGAGGTGAGGGAGAGACGCGCACCACACTTATTGCAGCGGTGGGCGCGCCTACGATTGGGCTCATGACCACACCTACAGAGAGAGGGGACGTATGAGTAGCTGCGAGATAATCGAGGGGATCACCCTCCATCACGGCGACTGCCGCGACATCATGCGGGCACTGCCCGCCGATCACTTCGACGCGATAATCACCGACCCACCCTACGGGATTGCCTTCAAGGGTGAGAAGTGGGACACCGCGACGCCGCGCGGTTTCCAGGCCTGGTGCGAGTCATGGGCCACCGAGGCCCTGCGCATCCTCAAGCCTGGCGGCTACCTCCTCGCCTTCAGCTCGCCGCGCACCTACCACCGGCTGACCGCCGGGATCGAGGACGCCGGCTTCGCGATCAGGGACGCCATGGCCTGGATACGCGCCGACGGCAAGCCTTCCGGAGTGGACCTATCCGCAGCATTTGACCGAGCGGCAGGAGTTCTCAACCAACGCAAAGACCGCGACATCCGCGAATGGGCAGACAAAGCCACCGCGACACGCATGTGCTCACACAAGGTATACGGTGCTGGCGAGCCGGTCACCGACGAAGCCAAGGCGTGGGCGGGGTGGGGCGTCGGGCTAAAGCCCGCGTGGGAGCCTATCGTCGTCGCGCGACGCCCCCTCGAAGGCCGACTGATCGACAACGCGCGCGCCTACGGGACGGGTGCGATGAACATTCGGTCAGGAATGGACGCTGCTGGCGGGTCATACCCGCCTAACCTCATGGTCAGCGAAGCCGCGCTCGCGGCGGCGGTCGATCAGGGCGCACCTGACCACGGATGGCCGGTTTTCAGATATCAGCCGAAGGCCCCGACACACGAGCGCCCGAAGGTGGGGGGGGGTACAGCATGTGACCGTGAAGCCCCTCGATCTTATGAGGTATCTCATACGGCTTGTGGTGAGGCCGGGCGCGACGATCCTCGAACCGTTCGCCGGATCGGGGACGACGCTACAGGCCGCCGCAATGGAGGGCGTGAACGCGGTCGGGTGTGAGCTTGACAAGCGGTATATCCCCCTGATTCATGAGCGGTTCCGGCGCGGGATCGACGCGCCGCTGGACATCCTCATCTAGCGGGTTTGCCGGTCGGTCTGTTTCGACTTGCGCACGCACGAAGCGTGTGTATATACTATACGCGTGCATCACTGCTCCACCGGTTGGGGCTGGGGGCCTTGCCTTTTCGGTCGGCAAGGCCCCCTTTCACATTATGTGGTGCGTGTCTCTCCCGCGCCGCTTGCGTTAAATATCCGGAGGTGCGCATACTAGTGTCATCGGGAGGGACAAGCCCAACCGACAGACCGAAATGACCGAAACCATGAACCCGCTCATCACCTCCGCCGACCAGCTCACCTGGATCAACCTCAACAAGCTCCCCCTCAACGACAGTAGGCGCATCGAGGCCCCCGCCGCAGACCTCACGGCCCGCGTCGATGATGACAACCTCCTTGCGATCTACATCGACTATTGGGACGGCGAAATCCGCGTCACGATGAACCGGATCCTCGGCGAAGACATCTACTTCTCATCCGACGATCCGGGCGAGTGGACGGACATCGAGGCCGCTCTTCCCCGCCGCCTGTGGCCCGCGCAGGTGTGGGCAGGCTCCAAGTGGTCCACGAAGCCCCGCCCCCACTACCCGGCCATTGACAAGGCTATCGCCGCCGCGCTCGCGGACTACGAGGCCGACTGCGAGTGACACACCCCATCGCCCCCGGCCCGCCGCACAGGGCCGAGGGCACCCCCTCGAAAGGACACCAATCATGGACCCCGACCTTCTCGCCTTCCAAGCAGCCAAACGGGTAGCCGACCGCTTCACCGACGCGGTGCAACGATCAACGCTCGCGGGCGCGGACGTCCGCGTCGCACGCAGCGCCGAGTTCCATGGAGTGTGGGGCGTCGAACTCCATGCCCTGAAGCGTGACGATACTGTGGATTCGCTCATGCTCATGAACGACGCCCGCTACACTTGCGTCAACAGCGACTACTTGGAAACGCACGGATGCGTGGCCGTCCGCGCCGAGGACGGCACAATCGATCATGTGCCGTGCATCATTTCCTACCCGCTGGTCAGCAAGGAGGGACGCGAATGAACCCGCTCACCCCTATCCTTGCCGTTGTGGGCCTGCTCGTCGTCGCCGCGTCGGGTGGCCCCACCAACCCCACCGGGTGGGACCCCACCTGGTCGCTCCCCCTCGGGGCCGTGATCGCGCTCGCGGGCGCGATCAGCCTAAGCCGGGACTGGCGACGCCTATCCCGGCAACATTCCTACAGGAAGGAAAGACCGCATGACAGACAATGACGCCGCCGCTTTCGCGGCAGGCATCTACCCCGACGTGCCCGAGCTGGACTACCACTCGGGCCGTTTTGGCCCCCCCGGGTCGGTGTCATCGACGGAGGCTAAGCGCCTCCTCGAGTGCCCGGCACTTTACAAGTGGTCAAAAGAACACCCGGCACCCCCGAAGGCCGCGTTCGACTTCGGGCACACCGTCCACGGCATGGTCCTCGGCACCGGCCTCGACATCTACGTCCACGACCACGACAGCCTACGCACAAAGGCCGCGAAGGAAGACATCGCGGCGGCCCGTGAGCGCGGCCAGGTCCCCATGAGTCGCGCCGACTACGCGCGCGCCGAAGACGCCTACCAGGCGGTCATGAACCATCCCGCCGCCGCCGCGCTCTTCGCCGACGGAATCCCGGAGCAGTCGATCTACAGTATCGACCGCGACACGGGCCTATGGCTCCGGGGCCGGATCGACTGGACCACGCGCGACGCCGACGGGCGCACCGTCCTCGTCGACCTCAAAACAACGCGCCAGCCCCGCCCCACCGCGTGGGCGCGCGACGCCGCGAACCTGGACTACGCGGTCCAGGCCGCCTGGTATCAAACACAATGGAAGGCACTCACAGGTGAGGACGCGGACTTCGTCCACGTCCTCGTCGGCGTCGACGCCCCCCACCTGGTCAGTGTCGTCCACATGGATGAGTTTTTCCTCGCCGCCGGGTACGCGCGCATGCGACGCGCCCTCGACACACTCAACATGTGCCGAGTGTTCAATTTTTGGCCCGCCTACGGTGACGGCATCACCGAAATCACCCCCCCCGCCTGGTACGCCGCCCAGGCAGACTGACCGACTGGAAAGAACCCCCGCCATGACCGACACCAACACCATGACCGTCCCGCTTGAACTCACACTTGAAGACCTCGTGTGGCTGCGTAGCTTCCTGTGCCAGGAAAGAGACGCCGCCGCCGTTGATCGCCAGAAAGCCGAGGCTCTACATGCCATCCTGGCTAGTCGTGCCGCCGTTCACGTGATCGACCAAGAGCGCGAGACGATGACGAGGATCATTGACGAAATCTGCAGGGTGGTCAACATCGCCGACGCGCACGACGCCCTCGCAAGACGGATCGCCAAGCTGGAAAACTGACCACACCGAAAGGACACACCCCCATGACTGACAGCACTGATAAGAATCCCACCCGCAAGACCACCGGCGCGCCGATCAGCATCGAAGCGCGCTTCGCCGCCGCCTGGGCCGACTGTGAGAACCCGCCCCTGGACTCGGCTAACACGCACTTCCGCACCCGCTTCGCGTCACTGAAGGCCACGCTCGGCGTGATCCGCGCCGCGTGCGCCAAGCACGGCCTCGCCTACCGCCAGGCAATCCAGGCCCCCACCGGGGACACGCCGCCTATCCTCATCTCAAGCCTCGTAGACTCCGACGGCAACACTATGCCCCTCGGCGCGCTCATTGTTGACCGCCCGGAAAACCCACAGGTGTTCGGGGCGAACCTGACCTACGCGAAGCGCCAGCTCGCGCAGGTCGATTGGGGGATCACCGGGGACCCCGACGAAGACGGACACCCGACACCCGCCGCCGTCGACACGGCGAACGCAGCCGCGACGCCCGCCGTGACCCCCGAGCTGATCGCCTCCTGTACTGACGTCGACAAGCTCCGCGCCTGGTGGCAAGCGCACCCGGACCTGCAGGACGTCATCAAGGCCCGTGTTGCCGAGTTGAATGGCGGGAATCAGTGAAGCCGGTCAGATTCTTCACCGCCGGGTTCCCCGCCCCGGAGGGGTCGCACAAGTACGTCGGCTACCGGGGCGGGAGGCCCGTCGTCGCGCACGACAATCCGCGGCTATCCGCGTGGCGCACCCTCGTCGCCCGCGACGCCCGAAACGCCGCCCACGCCGCCGGATGGGACGCCCCCCATGACGGGCCGGTCGCCGTCGAAGCCCGCTTCTACCTACCGCGCCCCAAGCGCCCGAGGTTCCCTGACCACGCGGCAACCAAACCTGACTTGGACAAGCTGGCCCGCGCCGTCGGCGACGCGCTCGCGGCCCCCGGCGGCCCCCTGGCCGAGGACTCACGCATCGTCACGTGGGTCCTGACCAAGCATTGGGCAACCGACCACCAACCGCCCGGCGTACACATCATCGTGACCGCCCTCGACGACTAACCACACGTCAAAGCGCCCCGCCGATCCTGACCAACAGGAAGGCGGGGCGCTCTGTCTAAACTGGCCGATACCTTATGTCCGGCGGACACCCTGGATCACCGAGACGGAACTCAACTTCGACGTCCGGGCCAGCCAAATCAACCAGATCCTTAGCGTACGCCTCCGTAATGTCTTTGACGGATGGGACGCGGATCGACTGTGACATGACCCGCAGGATGAAATCCCGCTGCGCTTCGTTAAAACCGCCCATCTGCACAGGATCAATCTCAAGCACGATACGCATATCGATCACGCCTGCTGCGCGCCGCCAGCGATCACGCCCACGACGTGATGCCCGTCAACGGTCACGTTATTGTAGGCTTTGCGGTTACGTGACGCGGGCCGCCCGCCCATGTACACGTCACACCGCGCCAGGCCCGCAGGGACACGCACAGACACGCGGTTCACACCATCCTGTACGCCCTGAAGCGTGACCGTGCGCCCGCTCAGGGCCGTGCACGTCACATCGGGTGACACGTCCTCCGAGTCAGAGGACACGGTGGTGAGGCCACCGCCCGGCTCAGGCGTCCACGACAACGCCCACTGCTGACGCATATCAGAATCCACCCACCCGGTCATGGTAGGAGGCGTCACCGCGCTCGCGGTGCCAGACGTGCACGTGGCTGCCCCGGTACCAGCCACGAAGACGATGACGAGGAGGATAGCCAAGGCGACGGCGGGGCGGATTGTGCGGTTCATGAGTAGTGCTCTCTGCTAGTAGTGGTGGGGGGAGGAGCGGTGCCCGGCCAGTGTTTCTACGACCGGGCACCGCAGACGGGTCAGATCGCGAGGCCCTGGCAACCAATGATGCGGCCAGAGTCATCCCGCACGGCGGGACCGACCTTCACCAAATCCTTGCGGCCAAGAGGCTTAGCTGCCTGGTACGTGATGTCCGAGACGATAACGACGCGGCCCGGCACCTCCTCGGGGAGGCCCTCGATCTTGGACGGATCTCGCACGACCTTGATCAGGGGCACCTCCCCCTCACCATCCGATACGACGTAGACGGACTCAGAGACGCGCACCATCCCCGACGACGGGATGGACGCAATCACGCTCTTCTTGTCCATGTCGTAGATGGACAGTTCATGAGGCGTACGGTTGTCGGCCTCGACAGCAAAGCCGTTGAGAATAATGGTGGTCATAGTGATCTCCTTTTCTTTGTGTGCTGACCATCTGTCAGCATCGTTCCCGGCGCAGGAGTCGAACCTGCAATTTCACCTACCGTCAGGGCCGGGATGAGAGCCTACGCTCTCATTGTGTCATCCGATCCGCTTGATATTGTCAATCCAGAATTCACCGCCTTTGCCACGCAGCCCGAACATCGCCTCGCGCTGATCCGGCACCATGATCTTGAGATGCCTGGGCTGATAGGACGTTTCTTCGCAGATTTCGCGCGGCGCATTTCTGATCACGTCCCGTGCATTGTGGGAAATTCTCAGCAGCCATTCACAGAATTGATACTCGGAGTAGACGTAAATCGTTCCGCCCAATGAGCACAGCCTATGCAGATTGTCTTTCTCTTTATCCTGCTCAATAGGGCGCCAAACCTTGACGCCTGCATTCGTCTGAGACAGGATGAAGCTCCCTGTATCTAACCTCGGTTCGTAGATGTCTTGTGCCGGGACTTCCCAAGGCTCGCCGCTCTTGATCTCTTCCAGGTAATAGAGACCATCCCACAGAGGGTGATAGACAAGACCATCGTTGTTATTCGCGCACATCTCGAATATCTTGCCGCCAACCGCATCCTCGCAAACAGTGGTGAACTCAGCTTCGGCGTACACACCGAAGTCATGGAATGTGTACGCGCTGTACTCGCCCGTATCGTAGGAGGTGTGTCGCTTCAATGCGCAAAACACGCCAGTGCTAGAGCGCGGATCATCCTTGATAGCTTTTAAGGTCTCGAACATTTTCGGTCTTTCTCTTTCGGTCTATCGGGGGGCTTTCCCTCCGATGAGACAAGCATACATCAGTGCATGAACGTATGCAAGCGGTGAGATGAACAAGATGTGACGAACCAACCATGTGATTTCAGCATCATCCATCGCACCCCATCGCACCCCATCGCACCCCATCGCACCCCATCGCACCCCCAATGTCACGCACCGTCACACGCCATGTCACACGTGACGTCACATGTGACCCGTGTGTGACGTGCGTGTGACACGTTTTGTGACATCGCGTGACACCCCCCAAAAACGCGCGTGACATCGCGCGTGACATCGCGTGACGCGACATCGAAAAAACGCGCCGACCACGCCAAGCGCCACGAACCCAAATCGCCACTAATCCGCATGATTCCGCCAAAAACGCCCCATCACGTCAACCCCTCATACCCCCTCATGTCCCATTTCGCGTCACACGTGACGTCACGCGTGACATTTGCTATAAGGAGTAGATAAAGGAGTAGATAAAGGAGTAGATCATAATTAACGTCGAAAACGCTTCGCGTTTCCGACTAGCGCGCACCCGCCAGCGGTTGACGCGCGCCGCCCAAGCCGCTAGCATTTTGCTAGTGACGCACCGAGACCAGACCGAAAGGCATGCAAATGCAGCTCATCAAGCGACCCGGCAGATATGCCGCCCTCGCTGCCGGGTACTACGATGACCCCGCAGTCATCGCAGCCGGACCAGACGCCGAAATCCTCTACATCCGCATGATCTCCTGGTGTGCTATGCACCCCGAGACAGACGGAGTGATCCCCCTCGAAGTCGCCAAAAGCCGACTCGGCTTCACAGACGCCCCCACACGCCTCGAAGCCCTCGAAGCCAACAGCCTCGTCACCGTCGAAGACACCACAGTCACCATCACCTCATGGATCCGGTGGAACGGCTCCTGGAGCGACATCAAGGCCGCAGACGACGCCCGCAAAGCCTCCGCCCGCGAGCGCAAGGCCCGCCAGCGCGCACGCCAGGCCGCAGCCAAGACCAACCCTGAAACAGCGGCACCCGCACCGGAAGAAACCCCCGCCCCCGCCCTCGTCGACACCGACGAACCAGCCGCAGACACGCTCGAGGCCACTGTCATTGACCAAGACGCCGACACCTCCGACGCCCCCACCCCCACCCGCGAGCGCCCAGACGTCGAAGCCGTCTGCGACCACATGGCCGACAGCGTCGCAGCACGCACAGGACGCCGCCCCCGCATCACCAAACGCTGGCGCGACGCAGCACGCCTCATGATCGACCGCGACCAGCGACCCACCGACCAGATCCACGCAGCGATTGACTGGGTTGCCCAATCCGACTTCTGGGCCGCGAACATCCTCGGCCTCCCCAAACTCCGTGAGAAGTGGGACACCATCTACCTGCAGGCACGGCGTGAGAAGCACGCCCAAAGCCCCCGCGTCACCCGCGCCGAAGAGTTCCGCGCCCGACAGCGCGCTAAGGCCGAAGAGATCGATGCCATGTGGGCCGCACAGACCCAGGTGCTCGCCATTGAGGGGGGAATCCAATGACAACGGTTGGCAGCCTGTTCACCGGATACGGTGGCCTGGACATGGGCGTCATGATCGCGCTCGATTCGTCTGCGCGCATTGCGTGGACAAGCGACGTCGAACCCGGCCCGTGCAAGCTTGCCGCCGTCAGGTGGCCCGACACCCCCAACCTCGGGGACATCACCCGCGTCGATTGGGACGCGGTGGAACCCGTGGACATCATCTGCGGGGGCAGCCCATGCCAGGACATCAGTGTCGCCGGGAAACGGGCAGGAATGGCCCCAGGCACGCGGTCTAACCTATGGGCGTCAATGTTCACCGCAATCAAGACAATCCGTCCCCGCCTCGTCGTGTGGGAAAACGTGCAAGGAGCTTTAAATGCGTGGGCCGTTAGCGCATTGGAACCCAGATCGGGACTGCTGGGAAACGAACCAGCTCGACCTACTGTCCGGGCAGCCGGCCGTGTGGTCGGAGACCTGGCCACAATCGGGTATGACGTATGCTGGCGAGTTGTACGAGCTTCCGACGTTGGTTCCCCACACCAGCGTGCCCGGCTGTTCGTTATTGGCTACCCCCACGGCGAACCTTGGGACCTGCGGAGGGCCACAGGAACCAGTGAAGCGGCGCGCGGGTGGCCACTCAGTCACCCTGCAAGATCAGGTCTCGGCAATGCCAAGCACGTAGCAGGCACGCTGTTGCCGACACCGCAGGCTACCAACGCTTCCCGCTCATCCGCCGGCTACGGGCCGAACCTCCACGAGATAGCCACGAGCGCCGACCTGACAGAGTTCGGCCCGTACGCGGAGGCAATCGCCCGATGGGAGAAGGTCACGGGCCGTGCAGCCCCCCCACCATCAACACCCTCACGCCGACCAGGCGGAAAACCACAACTCTCAACACGGTTCGTCGAATGGCTCATGGGCCTGCCCGACGGCCACGTCACCGGCACAGACCTAGCCCTCCCCCGCGAACAACAACTACGGCTCCTAGGCAACGGAGTCGTCCCACAACAAGCCGCACTAGCAATGCGCACCCTCACAGAAACAGCCCTACGATACGGAGCAGCACAATGATCACCGCCAAAGGAATGCAATCCCTCCTCGAGCACCTCGAGGATGCCGGGTGCCTCATCCCCAAGCCGGGACAACTACAGACATGGGGTGGCAAGATCACCCGCAAGTTCCCCGACGCTACAGACGCCGACCTCGTACGAGCCGCAGATACCCTCGACGAAACCCAAGGATTCGTACGCCTCGGTGACCTCGTCGCCTTCCTCAAGGGCAAAAGAAGTGAGGCCGACAAGCTCGAACGCGCCGCACGCCACACCCTCATCACAGCAGTCAGCAACGGCGGTGAACTCTACCCTGACGCCGACCTCACCCCTCACGAATATGTCACGTGGATCCGCACCGCCAACGCATACGCGCTTGACCCGCACCCGGGCATGACGCCCGCCGAAATCAACAAGGCCGCCCGCGAACACGCTGACCTCGCCGTCAACATCAACACGCCACACGAAATCGAGGCCGCCGCACCCCGTGAAGCGCCGCAGCTCCCGCAGCTCCGCACCATCTAACCAAGAGGACCAAGCCATGCACATCAAATAAGCCAGAGTCATCAACGTCTTCTGGGCACCAGGCGAAACCGTCGACCTCCGCGCCCTGGCCACCGCCCTGCGAGACCTCCCACCAGGCGCAAACGCATACTCCATCGAGACAACCCAAGACGGCGACGCGTCCTTCCACGTCCTGCACATCGAGTACACCATCGACGAAGCCGCCGAACACCGGCGTATCATCAAGGAGCACGAGAGCCTGGACCCGATGAAAGCGTTCGCGGACCTCACCCGCGAAATGCACAAGCTTCCCATCCGCGACTAACCAGAGAGGCCAAAGCATGCCAGCAACAGCAACCATCACGGGTCACATCAGCGAACCCGTACTCCGATGGACACAAGGCGGTCACCCCGTCCTCGCGCTGTCCATCGCAGCCACCCCCCGCCGCAAAGACCGACAGACTGGTGAGTGGACGGACGACGGCGCGCCACTGTGGATCAACGCCACACTCTGGGGCGCAGAGGCCGAAGCCGCTGCCGAACTCCTACGCAAAGGCGACCCCGTGATCGCAACGGGCACCCTCGCCCTCGAAACCTACACGACGGCTAATGGCCAGCCCGGCCAAAAGCTCGTCCTCCGCTTCCCCAAGATCGCCAAGCAACCCCGCCCCACCCCCGCAACCTACACGCAACAGCAGACCCAACCCCCCTCCCAGGGAAACACCCCCTGGCCAAACGATCCCCCCTTTCTCCCCCCCCCCCCCCTCCCCCCTTCCGCACCTTCCCCTCTTGTCTTCCTCTACTGCACACT